GATGTCGAGAATCTCGAATTCGACCCGATCAAAATCAACCAAGAGGCCTGCACGTATTTTGAGTTGATGCTGCGGGACCGCGTCAATCAAGCGGCGCGTTCGATCACGCTGGCCTACGCTATCGGTACTGATCTTGATGCCATTGCTTCGCGCTATCCCGGTGGTGTGCCGCGTCTCGAGGGCGAGTCTGACGACCGCTATCGGCGGCGCATTTGGTTGAGCCCAAACGTGTTGTCGCCGCATGGCACGGCGGAAGCCTATGAATATTGGGCGCTGACTGCACTGCCGATCCTACGGGACGTGACTGCCATTCGTTCGGTGATGCACGAGTATTACCCGACTATCTTGATTACGTGTTTGATGCCGCTGGAAAACGGAGACCCTCGGCCATCTCAGGAACAGTTGATCCAGGTTCGAACCTACATCCAAAACTTGTCGCGTCAGGGTTTGACCGATGTCATTGCGGTTTCTGCGCCGAAGGTAAGGGAGACCGCCTACAAGATCGCCGTCTGGCTGTATCCTGGAGCTATTCCAGAACAGACATTGGCAGCTGTCAAAACCAATCTGCAGAAACTGATCGAGAACCAATACTGGCTCGGCCACGATCATACGCACACGTCGATCCATGCTGCATGCACCGTTTCAGGGGTTCACCATGTCGAGATCATTGAACCGGCCCAGAATATTGAGGTCAGTTCCGATTGGGTCGTGAAGGTGACTGACGTGGTTGTGACCTTGGCCGGGCGAGCCGTATGACCGAAATCATTCAAGCTCCTGGTGCCAAACTTCTCTACCGGGCTTCATCCGGACTTGAGAAGTCTATGGCCGATGTGGATGGCGAGCGACTGATCGGCACCTATGCTGAGATCATCACGGACCAATGGGATCCGTATAAAATAAGTTACAACAATCTGCCTTATCTCGCCTACGCAATGGGTGCATTGCTGTGGGAAGAAGGCTGGACGGAGAGTACGCAGCGAGAGTGGACGGCTAGACAATTTGAATACAAGTCTTTACGCGGCACCCAAGACGGTATCGCGATGGGACTGGAGTTTGCCGGTCGGGACTTTACCGGCGGTTATGAAATCACTCAGGCTATCCGGCCGCCGCAAGCGTTCTATGCTTCGCCATCGATGGATAAAGAAGCTTTCGATTTCTGGGTCCACCAGATGCCGGAGGTCCGCATCACGTTCTACGAGGGTGTCGGTTGGGACGGCGTTGACGTCTTATTTTGCGGTGATGGCGGTGCAGGCTGGCACGTTGGACTAGATGATGGCGAGGCGCTGCATGGACGTAAGGCTTTCCTGCGAGTACGTGGGGAAGACATCCCGCTGCAGATTTACAAGTTCAACAAGACAATCAACGGACGCACATCTATCGACTACGAACGAATCTCTATCCCCGGTATTTCCAGGCTTGGTTATACGGCAGAAGATTTTGTTGGCGAGGACAAGTTCGTTTGTGTTGAAGACATTGAACCAAAGCTTGTAACGGTTCGGATTGATGGATCATACGATCATGAGCAAAGTTTATTGCACCTTGACACCGTGCTGCCAGGACTGGACCCGATTGACGTTCGATACGAACGTGAGTCTGACATCGGATGGGGTAACTCGTTTTTCTTCGTCAACGACTGGCCGGACTCCAGAAATCTGGTGCCACCCGCGGAGCCTGAGATTGACCCGCGCATTTATCTGCCGCCAAACGTGCCACGCCCCTATCAACCCTTGGTGTTCTACGCGGACGCTGGTTATGACGCTGCGCGCATGCTGGCGGATCGTATCTTCCTGTATGACCCGGCGATCATGGCAAATATCACCGGAGGCATCTCCTTCGTCGGTGTCGACTACGTAAGCTGGCCACCCTACACCGCAGATCTAATGATTGATCTGCACACTGATGATGATGTCTGGAGTTGGTTTGCCGACGAGGGCTACACCACCGATGACAACTACTTTTCAAGCACGGTGCAGCTGCAAGACTTCGATCGTAGCAATCGCACCGTCGCTGTATCACAGGCGCTGAGGGATAGGGTGCGAACTGCTTACGACCCAACGCGACTGATTGAATTACGGGAACGCGCCTTCACAGAGACCACAGTTGATCAGCAGGTGCCTAACCTGCTTTAGGAGAAGTATCCATGGAACGGAAAGTTAATGTCCAAGACTGGCAGAAGGTCACGGTCGAAGATTTCAACAACTTCGGCTTATTCCCCCGCTACTCTTTTGACCATGTCGTCGGGGACACGCTTATTCCCGGCATGGCCTACACCGGATTCGCCACGGTGCAGGATGCTCCGGCGGTGGTCACGGTAGGAAACGGGCGGTTGTTTCACGCTGGTCTTGTTTTCTATAACGACAACGAGGGTGGGACGAATCTCGATCTGCTGGGTGTTCTCCCGGTCGTCACTCGCAAGTATGTCGGCGTCGTAGTGTGGGGCCAAGAAATTGAAACGGATACGGAGCCACGAACGTTCTTGACTGATCCGGTAACGCGCGCAACGGTGGCGCGTGTTGTCAGTACAGAAAATCGTCGCTGGGCCAATATCAGCACCGTCGTCGGCGCCGAAAGTCCGGATCCGCAGCGACCGGTTATTGCTTCCAACACGTTGGCGGTGGCGTGGATCTTGCTGGATTCCACAGGCATTGTGTCCATTGAAAAGGTGGAAGACAACTACGCACCGAACCTTGCCAACCTCAACGAGAGGCTGGATGAGAACGATGCGTGGCGCACCCGCACCGGCTCGCGTCTCGATACGCTGGCGACTGACCTTGCTGCGCTGGCTGCTCGACTCAACGGTACTGCGTCACTCAAGTTCACACTGAAGCTGGCGGCAGATATTGCACGCATCAGGGAGACGCTCGATCTTCCTGACACCTATTCGTCATGGGGTGCGGATCACTTCCTGACGACAGACGAGAGCGACATCAACCACGTAGATTGGGTGGCCAAGGTTGAGGAGGGTATTCGTTTCCCGAACGAGGCTGAGCGTGATTCACAGATCGGACTGTTTGATCCAACCGACCCTTCGGTCATGAACCAAGCCAATTTCGTGCTGCCAGCCTATGATCAAGTCGCGCGGGTTGAAGTGCTAGGCAATGACGGTGAACTGTCGATCTCACAAAATCAGCATCAGTTGATCAACTGGGAACTCTGCACCAAGACCCGCACGCGCATCCGCTGGGGGACGGCGTTCTATGTTTGCGCTAACGGTGTCTGGTGGTTCGCGCCAAGTGGTCGTGACTGGATAACGTCGATTGGTGAGGGTGATCAATACTCCAATGGATGGGGCATTGGCGGCAACACCGTCAACACGGATTTGATTTATGATCCGATCCGCAATATCTTGACACGCGGAAACGAGACATTCCAAATCCTCGACGTGCAGGATAACCCGAACCATACCGTCGTGCGACTTGTGCAGTTCTGGGTCGATGAAATCATTGACAGCTATTACTGGCGGCAGATCGTCACTATCCAGGGGCTTTCTGGGTCGGTGATTTCGCAGACATACCTCAACTCGCAAGGCGGCTGGCTTACATCTGTCGATTTGTTCTTCACTCGTGTTGCGACGACCGGCGATGTTCATGTGCTGATCTGTGAGTGCGGTTTGGGTGGTGCGCCGGACTTCCAAAAGACAATTGCACGTTCGACCATCACCGTCGATCTGCTGCGTACGATACCAAACCACACCCGCGTCAACTTCTTGCCGACCTATCTGGCAAAGGGTGCGCGATACGCTATCGTGCTGCAGACACCCGGCAATCACTTCGTCTCACTGGTTCACAATAACAAGTTCGCACAAGGTTCGCTGTTCCATTCGTCTGACGGTGCGTGGTCTATCGGCGATCTCTACAAGGACATGGCGTTCCGCCTGAACTTTGCGAAGTTCAGGACTAATCGCTGCACTGTGCAGTTCAACAATCTTGAGCTCGCCGACGGCATTGCGTCTATCGACCTCAACTTCGATTCGACGCGCCCGCCGGGAACTACGATTCAGTTTGAGGTGCAGGTGAACGGTGAGTGGAAATCGCTCGGCTACTATGCCAGCAACCCGCTGCTCGGCAAGCCACCGATGCTGCAGTTCCGTGCTCAACTGATTGGAACAACCGATGAGATGCCGGGTATCGGTGTCGCATCGAACAGTCGCTCGCTGACAACGCGCCCGCGCAATGACTTCCGGCATATTTCTACGGCGCGCGTTATGCCGAACTCCGGTACGGTCAACACGGTCTACGTGGATTATCGCCTGGAGTCGTGGCGAGGCCCTCCCTACCACACGTTCACACCGCGCCTGTTGACCGGCGCGAGTTATGTGTCGGTGCGGACACCGTCATTGATCGAAGACGAAATCGATCCGAATGATCCGACCACGCTGTTCCGGAGATGCACTTGGAATCTTGCCGCGCTCGGTGGCGTACCCATCACCGGTTATAAGATCAGGTCGGAGGGAACGACTGACAACGAGCTCGCCTGCTTCCTTGTCGGCGAGCGTATCGATATCGGCGTAAACATCTAAACGGAGAATTAAATATGGCAACGGATAGATATCCAAACCAGAATGTCACTATGCCGATGACTCAGGGACGCGTTGATGCGGCGCGTGCCAGACTTGATCCCGGTCGCCCCGCGACGCCAAAATATAGATCGGCAAACGGCAAAGGTTCGCGGCGTGAAACACGACCGGGCGAGTGGTTCGATGATCGACATATCGAAATCGGTGGGCCATCATCACCGTCTGAAGATTCACCGCCAGAAGGCAAGGCGGAAGGTCGCGCGGTGCCAGCGTCCTACGATCCGCTCAAGGTGTACTCGGTCACACTCGGCAAGCCGGTGGTATTCTCCGGCCGCATGCTGTCGCCAGCCAAGCAATACCAAATGGTCGGTGATGCCTGCACCGAGATCACTGCAAATATCGTAGATGCGGTCGAGATCGGCGATATCCCGGCCGATCCAGACGCACAGCCAAGTTCTGCAAAGACAAAGTCAAAGGCCAAGTAACATGGCACTGAAACGGCTTGACGAAGAGTTCGAGCTGAAGCCTGGGACGCAGCTGCTCCCATATATGCGGCGGCTGCTCCCCTCACTAGAGGGACGTTTTCAAGTTTTGGAAACGGAACAGGATATCGTCAAGCAACTGACGGAGGATATTCGGGCGGCGGCCTTGTCACGCATGAACGAAATATTGATTCCGGCAACTGAGGATATCATCGCTGTCACCAAACTCGGATTCTTGCTGGGGCCGAGCTCGACGTTGATGGAGCTGAAGCTGGGGCCGACGTACTTGATCATCGACGAAGGTCCGCAGCGCAACTCGTTCACGCCATCGCCCTACTTGATCATCGAGCGCGAGGCCAACATCGATGATTATGCTATCGCGCGTTTGGATGGCTACACGCAGGAGTCCGGCGAACTGCTGATGACCATCACGGCGTGGCACGGCAACGCCGGACCGCACAGTGATTGGATGGTATCTTCGACTCCTGGCATGGCGGACAGCACCAAGCTGTATCACGATGCTGTTGGGCCGATGCACGACACGGTCGTTGCTGACCACGCCGATGTCGTAGTGAAGCATCAGGAGATCCTTGATGCTATCGAAGCGTTGGAAGAAGCCGGACTCGATCTGTTCAACTACGTGCGCCGCGACGGTACGGTGCCGTTCACCGGAGTGCAGCCCGGTGTGCATCCGCCGATTGGTTCGAACGATGCCTCATTAGCGACGACTGCTTGGTCTCGCGCGCGTATGATCGAGTACGCGGGCAATGCTCTGCAGAAAACTGGCGGCACCATGAGTGGACCGCTGACATTGGCTGGGGTTCCGGTTGCACCGTTGCAGGCTGCGACCAAATCTTACGTCGATTCAATTATCGGCGCTGGCGGCGTGATCAGCAATTCGGTAACGATTCAGGCCATCAATCCATCACTGCGCTTGCAAGCTACTCTGCCGGGACAGACACGTTCGATAGAGGCGCTTGGTCAGCAGGGCATGATCAAGTGGGCAATGAATCTTGCCGACAACACCGCTGAAACGGGTGGCGACGCTGGCTCGAACTTCTCGCTGGTTCGATACGGCGACAGTGGCTCAATCATCGATACCGCGCTCGGCGTGAACCGACAGACCGGGATCACGTCAGTTCGTGGACTGAATAGCAGTGCGCCCGTCAACGTGATTGGAGATATCGGCGCCTATCGCCTCAACGCGCCCACCACTGGCGCGCTGTATCTGAATCAGGCGAGGACTGCCTACCATTACTTTGATGGAGCGAACCATACGTTTGCCGGTGGCGGCGTTCTCTGCGGACCGCTTACATCTGGCCACATCAACTGCCTCAGCATCTACACGCAGGGCAATGCGATCACGACATGGGGCCTCACGTCACACGGCACCGTAACGGTGAACGGCCAGCACAATATCAACGGCGCGCTGCAAGTGGCGTCCACCGGGCCGATGATCACGATGTATGATACTGACTATGGAGCGCACTACGTCCACGCCAATCAAGGACTCATTGGTTTCCTGAACTACAACAGTCAATGGATCCAGTACACCACCGTCAACGGCCACATTTGGTCACCGGCTTACGGATGGATTCACGACTACGTTTATAACAATAGTGGTGTGCAGACGACGCGATGGGTTCACGCGGGCGATATCAACTGGGAGAGCTATTACTACCAGTTAGCGGAAATCGGGAATGCGTGCATGACCGGCGTGTTTGCTATCGGGGTTTGGTATAGCGGATACAGCAACAATGTCTATGCTGGTCGCTGGCGTCAACTGCAGATGATGATCGCTGGCGGCTGGTACACATCCGGATGGGCATCATAATGGATATCATCGATCACGGCGAGTGGGTCGGCTACACGCCGAGCGACTATCCGATCAAGGGGCTACCAGCGACCATCGTGTATGCGATGCGCGAAAGCGATGGTGCGGACTGGTATCTGTTTCAGCGTAAAGAACTCACCGCCACCGACTCGATCAAGATGCTGCTGCGCAAGACCGACCAAGGCTGGGCCGTGATTACGACGACCTACGATGCGTCTTCTCTCTTCCCAGTAGATTCACGCCTGATCGAAGTGCGTGGCGCAACTGCCGACCATGAATCGTTCCGGATGAACCTTGTCGATTTGGACAAGAAACAATTCACGCCGCCGATACCCCCCGAGGATCGGCCCAACATGATGAAGATAATCATGGAAGAGCTTGGGGTGGACGAGACCAAGATGAAAGCAAAGTTAGACGCGGCGCTAAAAAACAGGAGATCACATGGCTGACCAAGCTTTCTTCGAGGGGAGACAAACGACTCCTCTGCCTCCGGGGCATGAACTGTCTCCAGTGTCGGCCCTGCGGACGATGGCCGTCAGAATGGAATGCAACCCGGTCGGGCAAATTATTGTGACACCGATCATTCAAGACCAGAACCTCGGTGACTATATCCGGGAGATCCGTATCTTCTCGGCGGCGGTTAACGGAGCAGAAGCTGAACTGTTACTGTCTGTCAGGTTGCACGCGCTGACGACCAAGCAACTTGAAATTCAAACACCCCCAAGCAAGTTCTAACAGGAGTGACCCACTATGGCTGATCCGACCTTTGGTATTAGTATCCGTAGAGTAGACGAAGGTGCGCGTCCTGTTATGGCCGCTGACCTTTCGACAATCGGCATCGTCGGACCGGCACCGTTGGCCGACCCGACTGCGTATCCGCTCGACACACCGGTTTTCGTTAATTCTAACGACACCACCAAGACAAAGAAACTCGGCGAAGCCGGGTATCTGTCTGATGCTGTTCGTGGCATCAACGACCAGCTTGGTGAAACGCAGTTTGCTGCACGCATCGTTATCGTGCGAACGGCAGAAGGTACCTCTGTAGATCCAGCCATCAAGTTGCAGCAGACGATTTCCAAGATCGCCGGCGACAGCTTGAACGGCACCGGCATGTGGGCGTTTCTCAAGTCGGCAGCGAAATTGGGATTCACCCCTCGTATCTTGACTGCTCCTGGATATACGAGCCAGATGGCCAACGGTGTCGGTGCCATCGAACGGACCGTGCCGGGGACGACTTACGTGCAGGACCATCTTTATCCCATCACGTTTAGCGGCGGTGGTCCGAACGCTGTTCAGGCTGTCGGTCATGCTTATGGTATGTCGGACGGATCATTGGGAACTGTCTCGCTGGATCTTCCCGGTGCGTGGTATGATACTCCGCCAACCGTTGCGGCTCCTGCTCCAGGACGAAGAGTAACGGCGGCGGCAGTGGCGATCGGTGGTATCGGCTATCAAGTTGGCGAGCAGCTGATGCTTCCCAACGGCGTGGTCTTGACTGTGGCCACGGTCAGCACCGGTTCCGTTTTGACGGCGACCGTCACCAATGCAGGCTTCCTGGTCGGTACCGAAACTCCGAGCGTGACTCCAGAAGAACCTATCAGCACGTCTGGCTCTGGCAACGGAGCGGCGTTCACCTTGACATGGGTATCGACTGGAACAACCGCGACCTATACCGCGGAGCTCGTGGCGGGTGCCAATCCGGTTGTGGCGGGTGCCGTGTCATGGATCCGCTGACTTCGTTCATTGTGATCCGTCCATTGGCACCCCGCATGGCGGGCATCATGGTCGCGCGAGATCACGCAACCGGTGCGCCGTTCCATAGCGCGGCGAACCAACCCGTGCAGGGCATCATCTCGCCGAACCGAGAAATCGGTTTCAGCCTGACCGACTCGGCCAACGAAGCTCAGGAACTTCTGGCTGCCAATATCGGCGTGCTGATCCGCGGTGAAGTCGGTGACGATTTCGCTATTGCGGCAGGCGGCTTCGTTCTCATCAGCACGGACAACGCTGGCGAGGATGAACTGTGGAGGATGTACAACGTGATGCGTGGCCGAGACTATATCCACCTCGGCATGCTGCGTGCGCTGCGCTGGTATCTGGGCCGTTACAACATCATCGGTCACACGGTGCAGGCCATCCTGAATACCATGAAGTTCTTCCTGCGCGACCTGCAGGCCGATCAGCACATCCTCGGCTATCAGGTTGGCTTCAAGGCTGAAGGCAATTCGCCAGAGCAGATTCGCCTTGGCAAGTTGACCGTCGGCTTCAAGGCCGAGGAGCCGCCAGTGCTGAAGCACCTGACCATCGAGTCTTCCCGTTACCGGGAAGCCATCGACGCCATGGTGGCAGACCTTGCATCCCAGCTGAACCTCTCGACGTCGTAGCCATCATCTGTTAACAGAAGGATTCTAAAATGACAGCCACTATCTACACGCTGGAAAGCGTGAACATGATCTGCGGCGATACGGGTGACGGCACCGCTCCAGGCGTCAGCACTCACCTTGTGCTCCAGGAACTCAAGCTTCCTGGTCTCGAAGAGAACTACGTGGACCACGCGCCCGGTGGTGCGCCGATCGCCATCGAAATCCCGACTCACATGAATCGGCTCGAGGCCACGTTCAACTTGGCCGGTTGGGATCCGGACATCATGACGTTCATCAGCCGCGAAGAGCGTCGCTACCAGCGGTTTTCTGTGTACGGCTTGATCCGAGACAGGAGAACAAGCAAAGCCCTGCAGGGTTACGCTGTCTTGGAAGGCCGCATCGGCCGTGTCAACCCGACGGCGTTCCGCAAGGGCGACCTGATGGCGCACGAGTACAGCATTCGGGCCATCACGCACTATGAGCTCTACATGCAGTTGGAAGCCGGTGAGGAACCGTGGGAGGTTTATTGGTGGGACTTCTTCACGTCCACCAAGCGCATCGGCGGCGAGGACCAGAACAAGGATCTGGTCAGGCTGCTGGCACTTCCGGCGGTGGCGACGTGACGGTTGCCGAACTCATCAAGATTCTGGAACGCCAGGATCAAAACAAACGGGTGGTCTGCGCCGATCGGGACGGCGCAGGCACTTCCGACGACGTTGAAAACGTGGATCAGCGTGTCGACAAGGGTGAGCCGGTCATTGCAATCTGGTACTACAGGTGATGCATGGGAAATTTTCAAGACGAACTGCATGATCTAGTCGACAAGTGGGTCGCTCAGGGCGATGATCCAGAAAGCATGATCAGTGATTTGGAAAGCGAGATCGCAAGGCTCAAGGTCGCCAAGCGTCACAAGCCAGGGGACAAATGATTACATACGACAAACTCGGTGGACGCACCATTCAATTGTATATCCCGTTCGAATTCAACGGGAGGAAGATTGAATCCATATCATTGGCCCCGTTGCGGCTCGGTCATGTGCTGGGCTGGAACGAGGGCCAGTGGAAGAACATGATTGAGCTTCTTGTCGTCATGGCCGGGGTCGAGGAATCCATTATTCGAGAACTGAGGTATCCAGATGCCGAGCGCGTTGTAGAAACATTTATTGGAATGCTGACGCCTGAAATACGTGCTGACATCGAGTCCGGCCGCATTCCGGTGAAGGCCGCACCTGATGTTCTCGTTACCGCCGATGAAGTCCACGGCGAAACCACCGTCAACGGCAGCGGTCGTCCTATGAATGTGACACAAGGTCCTGGTGTCCCATTGCCCATTGACACTCAACCCGGTTTTGACCTGAGTGAAGAACCATAAATATGGCCGACCAGGAAACCAGAATCAGACTAACGGCGGAAGACAACACCGCCAAGGCGATGACGTCTGCTTCCAACAATGCCAACAAGCTGGAGAAGCAACTCAGCAAGGCATTTTCCGTTCCCCAAATTAAGTCCGTTGAATTTGCCAGGACCGCCACCACCGGTCTCGCCGCTGTTGGCACTGCCGCGACGACTACGTCTGCTGCTCTTGCTGGATTAGGGGCGGCGGGAGTAAGAGCCGGTGTCGCCATCCGCACGGGCTTCAGTTCCGTACAACGTGTGTTGAACACGACGCTGACACCCGCCATTGAAGGAGCCAACGTGGCGATGCGGTCGATGACCGCACGCATGCTCGGTGCAGCAGCAGCGGGTGAAGCCGCTCGTCGCTCGTTCCTGGGGTTTGCATCCATCGACGATCGCATGCGCCTGATGCAGAATCAAGCCGGTGCAACGCGGGAAGAAATCATAGCGACAACCAAGGCGCTTCGCAATCTGGCATCGGAAACCGGGACGCCGATGAAACAGCTGATCGAGGGCTTCGATCAGCTGCGCGAAGGCGCCGAACTGTCCCTGAAGGAAACCGAAGCGATCTTCCCGCAAGTGGCCAAGGCTGCTCGCAGCATGGGAGCTGATGTCGAGATCCTTAGCAAGAGCATGGCCGCGATGATGCGGAACATGGGCGTGCCAGCCAAGGACGTCGGGCTCGCTTTGGACTACATCGCCAAGGGTGTCTTTGACTTCAAGTTAAATGCCGACGAGTTGTCGCGCAACATGCCGAAGCTGACCGAGGCTATGAGCGAGTGGGGTTACAAAGGCAAAGAAGGCATCGGCCGCATGGTGGCGATCCTTGGTTCGTTCCAGAACGTAACCAAGGACACGAGTGAGTCCGTCAATTTGTTTTCCAGAACACTGGAGATGATGGTCAGCCCGGATGTTTCCAAGCTGTTGACCAATACTGAAAAGGGAATGACGAACATCCTGCGTAATGCCCAACGACAGGGAAAGGATGTCTACGGCGTCTTCATCGGTTTGCTTAAGCAGCACAAGTATCGGGACGACGTCCTCGCCAAGTTTTCCGCCAAGGAGCGCCGGGCTATTCGCGAATCCATGAAAGACTACGACGACATGGGCAAGCGCATCACGTCCGTCTTCAATTCTGCTGGCACCGCCATGCAGGGTTACGAAAACCGACAGGGTGGACCGCAGGCCAGGCTCGACAAGATGATCGCGTCTGTAGACGAGCTCGGTGAAGAATTCGGGGAACTGCTGCATTCACTCGGTGCCACCGAAGGCATCAAGTGGCTCACGCAACAAATCAAAGACCTCCAGGTCGAAGTCAAGCAGTTAAGAGAACTCTATGACTATCTGTTCAAGGGCGGTGCGAAGCCGAAGTGGATGGAAAACAAGAACTGGAGCGAGACTATCTTCGGCCCGAAAGGCGCTGACAATCCGTTGAATCCGGGCAAGTCGGGCAGCCCTCGTGCAAACAAGTGGAGCGCCTTCCCCACACCGGGTGAAGAAACACGACGCGAAGCGTATAACCGAGAACGGCGTGAGCGCGAGGAAGCACAAAAGAAATTTGACGAACTCAAGAAGAAAACCGACGAGACCACCGGCGGTCTCAAGAAGATGTCGTTGGAATTAACCGATACCACCGAGGCAGTGAAGATCTGGAAGGCAGCGCTCGGCATCGGCAATCTCGGACCCGGTGGCACTCCCGGTGTCGGCTACGCGAGCGGCAGCGCGGGCGCGGGTGGCGCGCGTGTGATGCAAGCGACGTACTCGCCGGGCGGGGGCGTTCCTGGAGGAAGTCCTCCTGGAACAGGCGGCAGTCAAGGCGGCGGTACAACCGGCGGACCGGGCGGTCCCGCAGGATTGGCCGACGAAGGCGGGAAGCCGATTGACGCGGCTACGATGAAGGAGGCCGAGACTCTCGGTCGCAAGGTCGCCAGTGCTTATGTCGCATCGGCCGGATTCAAGCCGCAAGCGGGTGGAGCCATCGCATCGGTCTGGCGCAAGTGGGGCGAAGCGTCGTCAGCAGAAGACGTCAACAAGCCTGACCGTCCGTTCGGTAGCACCGTGGCAACGTACCGATCGCGTCGCTATGGCGGCGGAGTTGGTCAACCGCTGGCGACAGGCGATACGGGTGGTCACGTGATGACCATTGTTCCAGGCTCGTACAATAAGAAGGACGGCACGGTCGGTGTCGTTGATCAGTACGGTTACGGACGGCGCAAGGTTGCTGATATGGATTTCCGTTACGCGGGTGACGCTGCGGTTGCCGCTGCACGGGAGAAAGCGCAGGGTGTCAAGACGGCGCGACCTGGCGAGGGAGCGAGTGCGCCCGGAGTGTCTGGAGTGGACAGTCCTAAGACGAAGGATGATCCGCGCGGCATGGAAGGACACATCCGCGAAACCGCCAAGAAGTACGGTATCGACCCGGATGTCGCCATGCGGGTGGCACGATCAGAGGGTCTAGGTACGTTCCAGTCTTCGGTGCCGAAAACCGGCAAGGGCAGTTACAAGGGACGTGAAGACAGTTGGGGTGCGTTCCAACTCTATATGGGCGGCGGTCTCGGCAACAGATTCCAAAAAGAAACTGGACTCGACCCACGTGATCCAGCCAATGAGAAGGCGGCCATTGACTTTGCGCTGCGCGAGGCGGCGCAGGGAGGCAAAGGATGGAAGCCGTGGCATGGTGCCAAGAACACCGGCATCGGTCAGTTCCAGGGGATCGGCGGCAAGCCAACATCCGTAGCGAAACCGAGAGCACCGGCAGCGGCTCCAGCTGCTCCAATATCAGGAACACCCTCGCAACCGCGCGGTGACATGGATGTCCCAGTCCAAATGAATGTCCATGTCAAGGATACCGACATGCAGTTTGCGCGGCGCACGCTGCGCCGGGAGGCCGACCGTGAAGTCCGAGAAGCGAGGTGGAGCAGCTACTCAGATACCGGAGCAGCATAATGCGACAACCACAATGGGTCGTTACTTATCGCCATGAACAGATCGACGGTGGTGTGATGGTCGCCGAGTTCTTTCGTGGCACGCGTGAAGAGTGCATTCGCATCATGACACATTCTGGTGAGGGCGAAAACGACAAGTGTCCAACCAGCGGATGGAAAGCCGTTATGGGCACCGCTAGAAGCTGGGATGTTTTTATTGCGGACATGAACAATGAAGGTGAAGTGATTCTTGAAATTGGTTGCCCGAGGAGATAGTGCGAAATGAACTACGTCCTATTCCAGTGGGGGCCGATTCAATTTCAGGTGTTCCCCTTCAACGTCAACTCCATGTCGCATGCTACCTCCGCCGACTGGGCGAAGAAAGAAATTGCCGGTGCCGCCATGCACCGGGAATGGGTGGGTGAGAACGACGAACAGATCCAGCTGAAGGGACGGGTGTTCCCGCACTATTTCGCCCGCAGATCTCGGGACGCTCAACGCAACATTCGCCATCCTATCATTGGCCCATCACCCCAGACATCTGGCGGCCGACTTCAAGAACATACCGGTGGACGGCCGAGCGCAGGTGGACTGAGTCACTTGGATGCATTGGACGAAATGCGTCGTAGAGGTATGGCGCATGTTCTGATGCGAGGAGACGGTTGGCATTTCGGCTGGTATATCATCGAGACCATGCAGCGAGCGCATTCTTTGATCGCGCAGGACGGCGTCGGGCAGATGATCGAGTTCGAAGCTTCGTTTCAGCGGGTGCCAATCCCCAATGATCAAGCTGCGCAGTTCAGTTTGCTGTGGGGGACGACGGCATGATTGATGTAACTTCTTACGATCTTGTAACTGTTCAAGCCGACCGTATCACGGTTGATCTTATCGTATGGCGCCGATATCGCAATCGCGCGCCGGGTGTCATAGAAAGACTTCTAGACGACAACCCGCATCTGGCCAAGGCGCACCGCTACAGCCCGTTCCTGCCGATTGGAACGCAAGTGCGCATCCCGATTGATTTCGGCATCCTCAGCGGCGCACCGAAGATAAAATCTACGGTGGTGCTGTGGGGAACCACGCCATCCGGCGGCATGACGCAAGGGACTCCGAAAAAGCGTCTGCCTGCGGCTCCGGGGAGCGCATCGTAAGATGGCCGAGCACCAAGGTTCGCGGCGGAGAGCCGCTTGTCAGATCATGGTCGGCGGGCAAAACGTTACCGCCCGCCTCAACCCGTATTTGATTTCGGTGCAGGTCGTCGACAGTTTTGAAGGTAGCATGGACAAGTGCTCTATGGAGTTAGACGATCGCAACGCTCAGCTGGTTATCCCTCCGGATGGCGAAGCGATCATGGTGGCGCTAGGCTGGGCCAACGAAGGACCGAACCTCCCCGGCAAGCTGGTCGATCTGCCGTCCGGCCGCGAACTCAAAGAGTACGAGTGGGGTGGACCGGGAATGCAGATGGTGTTTTCCGGCACGGTAACATCCGCTGAGTCCGGGTTTTCTCGCCGCGGCGGCGGCCGACGTCTATGGATCGAAGCTGAATCGGCCGACAGCCGGGGTGCGGGTAAAGAAGTTCAGCACGAGACACACGGTGAGGGACAACAGGACGACAGCGCCGCACCATCGCAGACCAGCGGGAGCAGTGGTGGAGGCACGGGCGCGGGTGGCGGTGCCGGTGGTGCTGGTCAAATTCCGTTCATGAAGGTGGCTGAAAGCGTATTTGGCAAGGCTGGGCTCAAGGTCAAGATGTCCCCGTCTATGATGAAGATCGCCCGGGATTTCTGGCATGTCAAAGAAAGCCCGCATCACTTCGGTCAGCACATGGCCAAGGAACTCGGCGGCTTGTTCAAGGTCGCCAATGGTACGGCGATATTTCTTAAGGCTGGAGAAGGTCTCAACGCTGACGGTCAAACGCTGGCCGTTGTCGATGCCGAGTGGGAAGTCAATCTAATTGCTTGGCGCATTAAGCCGTTCGTAGGGCGACCGCAGTACAGCGAGGCCGCAGCGACGACATTCGATCTGCACAACGCCTCGTTCAACATTATCAAGGCGGCCATCGGCGGAACCAAACCGTTCGGGCGAGCCAAGGCTATCGCCCATCAGATCAACCAAGTCGCCAACCAAACCAATGCCGAGCAGCAGAACCAAGGATCAACAGCGGATTCGCAATCTGGCCGCGGAACCGGATGGGCGCTGATCAACGGCGATCCTCGGTGCGCGGCGGGTTCTATGATGAGAGTGATCGGCGCACGACCGGGTGTGGATGGCACCTATGAAATGACTGAGGTCGAGCATAACTACACGCGCGCCGGATACACCACACGCGCTACTCTGAAGAATCCTAAGCTGGACAGAGGCGATTACAACACTTGGCCGGATGATCCCGGTGCCGGAACACCGGTGTCGGAACCGCCAGCCGCTCCGGCACCGGAACCTGGATCGACGCCTCAGGAGATCGACAGTGGTCTCACTTTCCCAGATGAAAGCACGCCGCCACCGATTCAGATACCGCCCGGTGGTGTAAACACTTAAGAGGAAAACATCATGATCTCGATCTGTATGTCGTCGGGCCATGGCAAATATATTCGGGGAGCTTCTGGATATCTGGACGAAGTGAACGAGGCACGCCGCGTGGTCGAGGAGACTGCGCGACTGTTGCGCGGCGCTGGCGTCGAGATCAAAACGTTCCACGACGATCAGAGCCACTCACAGAATGAAAATTTGAATCGCATCGTGAACTGGCACAACTCGAAATCGCGAACGCTCGATGTCAGCATCCACTTCAACGCCTACCAAACCACCAGCACTGAGATGGGCGTGGAGTGCCTGTACCTGACGCAGAAAGATTTGGCGAAGAAGGTCGCGGACGGCATCGCGAAGGCGACGGCTCTGCCGAATCGCGGACCAAAGTACAGAGATAATTTATTCTTCCTCAACTCAACGGCCATGCCGAGTGTGTTGGCGGAGATCGTGTTCGTTGATAGTTCTGCCGACGCGGAGGTGTACGAGGAGAACTTCAATGAGGTTTGCAGCGCGCTCGCCACGGCACTGTCAGGCAAGGCCATCGGGGTCGCCCCGCCAGTTTCGCCAGTTGAACCGCCGACAACGCCGCCGGTCATTCCGGAGGAAGAGCCGGGGCGGGAAACCATCGGGCTCGGCGACAAGGGTGACGACGTTGTCTACGTGCAGAACCTGCTCGGCGTCTTCCCGGCGGATGGCGACTTCGGCCCGATCACCGACGCGGCGGTGCGCGGCTATCAGGCGGCCTATGGTGAGGGCGTGACGTGCGACGGCATCGTCGGACCGAAGACGTGGCACGCGCTGGATTACTTGGAGAGCGCGAAGATGTCCGGCAACGACCGGATGCCAGCGGATCAGGCGCGACGGATCGCCAAGCTCGCTGAAGAAAGCGCGATAGCGAAGTATTCGTGGAAGGATCGCGGCAAGCTGCCGCTCGGCTACACCGCAGGCATCGCGCAGTGCTTCGGCCTTGCCGCGACGCGACTGATGGAGGGCCACCCGATAGCGACGACGGCGGCGCAGGCCGACCGCAATCTACCTGACAAGGACGCGCTCAGTTGGTATCGCGACAAGTTCACCGCCATCGGCATGGACAATTCGGTGGACGGTATTGACACCTTGCGTGCGTTGTTCGTGCTGCTGCTGGGCCTCGGCGCGCGCGAAAGTTCAGGACGTTATTGTGAGGGGCGCGACATGAGCGCGACCAACGTCGCCGCCGACACAGCGGAAGCGAGTTGCTATCAAACCAGTTGGAATATCCGGTCGTGCAGTAGTGCGATTCCGCCATTGCTGCAGGAATATTGGGCCAACCCGAACGGCTTCCTGCCGACGTTCCAAGAGGGCGTATCGCTGAAGAAGGATGAGCTTGCCAACTTCGGATCAGGTGATGGAGCGAAGTTTCAGTTCTTGAGCAAGTACGCTCCGGCTTTCCATGTGTTCGTGACCGCCGTCGGCTTGCGTTACTTGCGCCAGCATTGGGGGCCGATCAACCGGCAGGAGGTCGAGCTTCGGAAGGAAGCGAACGAGATGCTGCTGGATGTCCAGCACCTACTCAGCGAAGATTCTGCCGAACCATAGGAGCTTTGTCATGTATTTTCTGATAGCCGCAGCCGTCATCATCTTCATCGCGCTCATCCTGAAGTTCTGGATGAACGTCAACGCGGAAGAGGGTTTCCTTGGCAAGGGTTTGATGATCATTGTCGCGGTGCTGGTGATCATCGGCATCCTGTCGCTGTTCGGGCTTGTACCGAACTTTCGCTGAAGCGCCGCGATCACAAGTTCCGGCGCTTCCGCCGTTTCCGCCTGCACCGCCCGATATTTGCAAGGCTCCATGCTGATTCGCGTGGAGCCTTTTTCTTTTCCAAAACAAAACGGTGGCTACACGTAGCGAAACTGTATAGTGTTACCTTCGTTGCAACAGACTTCAACCCTAGGAGTTCCCTGAAAATGAAGAAGCTATTGCTGGCGGTTACGATGATGGCTGCGTTTGCCAGCGGCGCGAAGGCTGAGATTCTTGGCGGTCTCAATTGGGACGCGTCGGGTGCTACCCTATTGCAGTTGGTGCCAACGGTGCCAACCGGCAATCAGGTGCAGAACCTTCCCTGCATTATCTGCGGAGCGAATCAGCCGCAGCAGCCGACAGGGTTCGGTTACAATCTGTTCGGGAATACCGGCAACGCGGACACGGTGGCGTTCTTCTCCACCTCTATCGCCGGTCAACCGCAGACTGGTTTGGCCCTTGACACGTTCGGCGGCCTCTTGAGTGGCTACTCTATCGGTGACGGCAGCATCTTCCAGAATGCCCTGCTCGGCAGCCTGGGATTTTCTGTCGGTATCGACGTCAACGACACCAACGTCGCGCAGACGCTGGAGTCGTTCTGGTTCCTGAACTACACGCAGCAGACTGTGCTGGCCGTGTATTCGCCGGGACCGGGTGGCACGTTGCTTCCGGACATCAACAACGGAACGGGATTTCCTGATTGGACTCTTACAGGCTTCGACCTGACGGGGATCAATATCGGGGATCGGATCGGCTTCTACGCTCGCATCACCGGTGCGAACGATGGGCCGGATTCGTTCTTCATCCAGCCGTTCGCGGTGCCGGGTCCGGCTGTCGGCGCAGGACTTCCTGCGTTGGTGATGGCTTTGGCCGGGATGTTTGGGTTCAACCGACTGCGTCGTCGTCGTCTCGCTGCGTAAATGCGCAAGCGGCCTTTACTTACTAAGGCCGAGAAAAAAGAACGCCAGCGCATCCTTCAGGTGCGCTGGCGCAAACGTAATCCTGACTATCAACGGGAATGGCAAGTTGCGAACCGCGAATATGTCAAGCTGATGAAGCGCAAGTACCGGGCGAGGAAGGAGAAAGAAAAATGTGGGTTCTAATCATTCTGCTGTTCACCACTGCAGGCGCTTACGGGCAAGCCTGGACTCCTCCGTTCTGCGTTGGTGCCAACATGGCGCTTCAATACAATCAGCAAGGCTGGCAATGCGTGAAGATCGTGGGCGAACAGGGTCCGGCCGGTCCGGCCGGTCCTCCGGGTCCTGCCGGTGGCGCACTTCCTGCCGCTCCGCCTCCGACGCAGTGCATCACGTCGAATTGGGATGGCAAGCAATGGGTCTGCGTGCCGACGGAATATTTGACATCGAAGTGAGTAACAAGTACGGTAAGCCCAAGCTGCGCAGGGAGGTGATCGAGGGAGCGGTCGCCGCCTATCTGCGCGGTGTGCCGCTCAAGGAGATCGCGGCGAGGTTCGACTGCAGCATGCAGTCCGTCATCAATCACGCGGCCAAGGCCGGGTTCAAGCTGCGGAAGAAAAGGAGACGACCGTGACGCTGCGACTGTGGACAATCTACGATCACCCGTCCGACTACCCGGACTGTTTCGTCGCACGTGAATTTGTTCTTGACAAGCCAACCGAGAATTTTATGGCGGTGCCTGATCTCGAAACGCTGCGCGGCCATTTTCTTGAGATCGGCCTGAAGTGCATCCCCCGCTCGCCGGACGATGAACCACAGATCGTGGAGACTTGGCTGTGAGTCGCGTCAATTTCACGGTCTGTCCGTTCTGCGGTGATGAACACGACCGTTCGAGTGCTGTCACTCGACGTGGCGCGCTTCCTCATGTCGAGCCGCGCATGAGGCCGGGCGACGCATCCATGTGCATCAAGTGCGGTGAGTTCAGCGTGATGGGTTGGAGTGATGCGCTGCGCAAGCCGAGCCCGGATGAAAGCGCGATGCTGGCGCGCGATCCAGCCGTGCGAAGGGTGCGCGAGGCGTGGCAGGAAACGGTCGGCAGAAAAAAGGTGTCGTGAGATGCGATGGTGGTGTGTGCTTTTCCACCGTAAGAATCATCACCGCGTCAGTCGCGGGTTGTGGGAGTGTTCTTGGTGCGGGCGGTTCTGGAGACGATAAACCCAAAGGAGAGAATCCAAAATGATGCGAGCGCGATCAGAAGTCATTACGTTTAACCGCGACGATCTCGAAAAGGTTGTGCGCCACATGGCACAGGCGCAGATTGCCGGATCGTTGTTCATCGGCAAGTTCGGAGACCAGACGGTGCGGTGGATGCCAGATGGCGGCGTTGAAGTGGTGACCAGCTACGTGGAAGGATCGTTCAACGATCTGCCGCCAGCGGTCGAGGATACGCCGACCCGAGCAATAACCAAGCGCGGCAAGCGTTAGACTTCCATTTCGTAGTCTTTCATGACCCGGCCACGGGATCGGTCTCCTCGCGTGAAAGGACGCCAGAAGAACAAGCCCGTTCGACGGTTTTTGAAATGCCCGATGACGAAGTGCTGCCGCAGAGCGCGATGATCCGTGCTCTGGCTGTTGCCCGTTGCACGCTGAATATGATGTGCGTGGATTTTCACAATGTGATAGGAGAGCAGCGGGGGCTTGCCCCTGCTCGCTCTCTTTTTGTTGAACTGCGTGTGGTCCACGTACTCAGTTTGATGAACGTTGCGGCAGTTGAGCAATGCCAGCATGGATTCTAGAAATTGTGTCTCTCCAGCCCAATCCTGATTCGCCATCGTCCAAAGAGTTATTGAGGTGGCCCTGTCAACGTTGCTATGAAACAGAGGGGAAAAATAATCTGGTTCGCAAGCCTGAACCACATTGATCAGCCGCTTGCGATCCTCTATCTTGGCCTTCAGCCACCACATGGAGTGATGCGGCGCGTTGCTTGTAACCTCTTCTTGTGATGCTCTATCTTTATCCCTGTTCGTCATGTCGAACTGGATGGCCAGGAAACTCACGCAACGTTCTAACTGATTGGTGACAGGACTGCGAAGCGTCCAGAACATATGCGCTTTGAAAGCGGACATGTCGGGGCGGGTGGCCTTCAAAAGAAAACCGACCCGCTCTGGACGAGCCTGCCAAGCTTTTGGATTGTCTCCCTCGTTGAAATGCGGCCGACCAGACTGCGGGAATTCTATCCAGATCTCGGGATACGGCAGGCGGCAGAATTCCAGGGCTTTAGAAATCTGAGTGTAGTCTGTCGCCAAGGCATCCGCGATCTGGGAAAATTCTGGCGTCAGATTGAACTTGACCGCACCTTTGATCCTGTCGATGATGCGGTCTAGTCCATCACTGGGAAAGAGACTGCTTCCCGTGATTCCGTCACGAACGATCTCATCACACAGCATGCTATTTCTCTTCCTCGATAAACTCTGCATCAAACTTTTTGCGGAATGCTATGAACTCGGCGCGTTCCATCGTCAGGTTGCCAAGAGCTGCATAGGTGCCGCCGTCGGTCGCAACGAAGACGCGACAGTACACATGCGGTGCGAGCATGTTGTTCAAGTAGCGAACCCGGAAGACAATCATGGTTTGGGTTCCTCAAAACGTTTGATCTGCTCCTTGAACATCTTTACGATATCCTCTCGATTCGCGCCATTCGAGATGTAATTACACCGTCCCGTTCTGTCGTTGTACGGAAACAGCAACACGACGAAACCGGTTTTGCGTTCAATCTTGCCGGTCAGTGCGTTCTTGCCGTTGAGGATTGTATCTAGTCCCTCTGCAATGGCGTTCATGGTTTCCCGGAATTTTGTTTCTATCGGGCCGTCACCGAGTTGCTTGTCGTCAGCCATGGTTCTGTTCCTTTGATTACAATGCTAGAAAGATGAGCCATATGATGAACATGATTAGAAGGACAACGCCGACTGCAGCGTAGCCCGGATGGTCGAACATCATCATCATAGTTCTTCCTCCTCTTCTATTGCTATGGGTTTTTCCCACGGTGGCGGCTTGGCTCTTTCAGCGTAGACGATGTTAGAAACCGTGTCGTGTCGCATCTTGAACCATTTTCTTTTGTGCAACGAGTAAGCTCGCACGTACTCGTGAACATCCTCGAAAGGAAATTCCTTGCTGCAGGCGATGGCCCCTGTTTCACCCATCTTCAGCATTCGAAGGGACGCATGGACTCGCTTTGATAATTCAGTAAGCTGTTTCTTGTCGAGCTCCATTGGTAGTCCTTTCTCGGCATGAAGTATCTGCCGTGCAACCGCCACGCTGTCATTCCAACCACCACCGTCAGAAGAATCAGCATGAGCATCAGGATCAGCTTGGGCGCCGAAGGCTCGAGCGGCGGCCAGACATCAGGTTGCTCTCCATTGAAACTGGAGAACGGTTCTTCCCTCTGGGCTTCTCGCGCCGCCTGGACCCAAGCCCACTGAGGGAAGTCCTCGATCGTCTTCGGAATAGCCTGCAGGGGCGGAGCAGGGTGCTCCCCCGGTGGCGGGAGAGGAGGAAGCACTTGCTGCACTGGCGGTTCAGGATCAGGGTCATCCTTGTAGTAGATGGCCCGCCTCTGTTGCAGGCGCGGAGGATCCCCCTTTGAATCCTGACGCGCCCGCGCCAACGAATTCGCCCAGCACCTCCCGTTCTTTCCGACGCTCCAATACAGATGTGCCTTCGGGAATGCTGCCACCGCTTCCCCTCTAGAAAGACACCGCGCTTCCACCTCTACTGACGAGAAGAGAAGCAAAAAGAGGATGAGCAGTTTCATTTCGCCTCCGGGGTTGGCTCCTTCGGGGTCTGCCGGTGGACATAGGCCGGAGGAACAGGAGGAACGAACTCCGTGATCTGCCGTGCCAGGAGGATGACGAAGGTTTCATAGGCCACCCGCGCGGCCTCGGCCTTTTGGTTTTCTAGGATCACTGCGGAAAGTCTTTCTTTGATGTCGTGGACATCGAGCCGAACCCTGTCGAGTTCAAGGCTCGTCAGTTTCAATTCAGTTTCCATTCCCTCAATCTTTATCCGTCGGGCTTCTGCGAGCTCGAGAACAGCTTGGTGTGCAACCTTCCCAGCTTCGACGAGCTTGATGCTTTCCTGCGATAGATCTGCTCCGTTGTTATTGTTCTCGATCATTGTCACAGTGTTCTCCTTATCTGTTGAATCCAATTTTCCAATGCTCTTATCGTTCATTTGTTTTCCTTTCAAGTTGATCATGCACACAATGCAAAGTGTACTCGTGAAGCGCCCCGAAATAAAATTATAGCTTTAAGGTGTAGGCAATGCTACCTGTAACGGGTGGCTGCGTTGCGGTAACGTGGCCCGCGCTATTGGAGCAAAGCGATGATGCTAGAACTGTACCGTAACCGAGTGCGTAAGATTGATCGCAGGACCACTGCGAAAGTTTTCAAGCAACTGAGGATCAAGCAATGGAAGACTGGAAGGGACGCGTTGTTCAACACGCTAGACGAGTACGACTACGATCAAGCCGATCTGGTGCTGTGTCTGCTGCAGATCAACACGCCGAGAACGGTGCAGCACGCAGAGATGTTGATCGGCCATCCCATAGAACATTGCCCGCCAGCGTTCAAGTGGAAGCCGCTGCCCCAAAGCATCCTGGACAGAAGGATCATAGACGAAAGGCGGGTGGTCAGCGTGCAGCAGGATCCACGGCACAAAAGCGGAAGACCCACATGGTTGCGGCGGTATCATCTATTCAAGATCGGGCTGTCAGTCGCCCAACTGCTACGCCGAGGCGTCACGGCAAACGATCTTCGGCTCGTAACAAAACGCGGATGGGTTCAGCTCGCGTGAGGGGTGGAGCCAGCCATCCTTGTCCGCAGTGCGGTGCTGTGACGCGGGTGCTGCGGACTACGAAGATAGATATGACCGTGCAGCGGCACCGACAATGCCTGCGCTGTCACCACGAATATCACACAACTGAAGAACAGCAATGAGCACGGACGGTGGGCTGCGGAAGACATTCCGCAGCCGACTGCCCATGGTTCATTGGACGACGATAGAGACGGGGATTGTGGAGCGCGGCGTGCCCGATATGCACGGGACTTGGAAGGGATCCAGTTTCTGGATCGAGAATAAGCGCGCTCGGGGTTTGGAAATCAGTTTACGTCCGGCTCAAATTGGATGGCTCCTGCGGAACGCGCGCAATGGCGGAAGAGCGTTCGTTGCAGTGCGAAAGAAAGATGTCCTTTGGATTTTCCACGGTCGCGATGCGCGGATGCTGGCACGCGATGGCCTGCGGTGTGGCCGGGTGGCCGGTCAGTGGCCGGGTGGCGCTGCAGGGTGGCCATGGCCGGTCATACTGAGGCTTTTGGCCACCGGCTAGGCGACCCAGCGCGACCCGCCCATGCGCTGCCGGGGTGGCCCCTTGGCCACCCTACCGGGCGGTCTTTTTTAAGCCCTGCAGGGTGGCCCCTGCCAGCCCTGCCCCATGGCGGGGCCACAGGCGACCCAGCGCGACCCGCCCATGCGTTTTAGGCGGAAGCCTATGGGGTGGTATAGGCCAGCCCTTTTTAAGCCCCTTGCCGGGTCGCCCGGCCACCCCTGCCGGGGTGGCCGGGGTGGCCCCCCTGCCGGGGTGGCCGGGGTGGCCCCCCTGCCGGGGTGGCCGGGTGGCCGGGGTGGCCCCTGCCGGGTGGTCCGCTTGCGTTGCTAGGGGTAGCAGTGCTAGAGGGACGCCCCGGACGGGGATTGGCCCTGCCGGTTTGACAAAGGACTGAACGCAATGCACTTGATAGAAGTCTGGTATGTGTTCAACGGCTGTGAAGTCAAGGCACATTATTTTCTGATTGCTGATGACATCACGCTTGCGCAGGGCAAGCGGCAAGCCGGACAGATGGCCCGCAAGATGAAAGGGTTCAAGGGAAAAAAGCTGAACTACAACGTGATTAAAAATTTCACGTTTGTGCTCTAGCCCAAATCCAAGACAAATAAAAAGGGGACCCAGCGCAAGCCGGGTCCCCTTTGATTTAGTCCATCCTGGAAACTTCAAACGTACGATCTTCCTGGATGATCGCCACCCAAGAATGCTCATACAGAACAATCAGCTCCTTCCGCAGTTTGGTTTGTGCCAGCGGCCGGAGCGGAGGCTCTTCGCCGCCGGAATCGCCGTAAGAGTACTGCAGAACATTGTCCTTTGACAGACGCCAGCCCTTCATCGGCCGCCATCCGCCACCGTGCGCATAGCGTTCATTGAACTGTTCGCGCGCCGGACGCGGATCAGTCGGGTCCAGAAACTCCGGCACCTCACCGAACACATCAGGACCGACATCGGGGTGCAGCAGTTGCACGATGATGGCTTTTTCCTCGACCTCCAGCATGGTTGCAAAAGTTTTTTCCATGAGGGCGCCGAATTTCTGCGGCGTCATGCGCGAGGTGTCCTTCAGTATTTCTGCCAGCAGTTGGGACATCTCACATATGATCGACGCCACGCACGTTGCCGGTGGGAGCTCAGCCATCTCATAAAGATCAAAAGCGTCACTGACCCAGACCCGCAGTTTGCGGTTGAGTTGGTTTCGCAAGTCTTTATCCATTTGCGTTTGCGCTTGCGTTTTCATGCGCTCCTCCTGTTGCTTTTGATGCGCGTGCAGATTTCTTCTAGTTCGGGGTCGATCTCGAACATCAGTTTCATGTTGAGCATCAACCCGGTGTCGAGCAGTCCATAATGTTTGTTGCGAACGAGCTCGCGGTTCAGCACTCGATTGCTGAACTCCACACCGTAGTATTGATAGTTCTTCGCGTCGAGCGTCGGATCCATGGCGTCGCTGCCATCAATCGTGACCCACGCATGCAGCAGCGGCAACCAGAAATCATTGCGAGCAACGAATCCCTCCACGTAGGTTCCGCCTCTATCCCATACGGCCTGCGTCGCATTGGAAAAACATTCCTTTGCCTTGCGCTTGCGGCCGATGCGCTTGCGCGGGGTGTACGCTTTACCGTTGCGCAGCACGAACCGCTCGAGCAGCGCCGGATGGCCGAGGCGTTCCCAATTGGCAACACTCTCGGCGAGTGAATCACGAAGCAACATTTTTATACTCCAGTGTGAATGCCGTCAGCGGCCGATTAGGTCTTCCGTCCATGCGAAGCGGCCTGCTGACAGGCTGCTGATTGACAAATCGCAAGGCTGCAATGATGTCGTCGAACTTGAGCGCCTCGGCCAAGTCGTTGGTGAACGTGGCATCCCCTCGCCCGTCATGGGCATCAGGGCTGTAGCTCTTCACGTATTCGCCGTCGATCTGGTATGAGCCGGACACGGGTCCGTATGCAATGATAACTGTTTTCATGGGATGGTGTCCATCTCGTCATAGAGTTGCACGAAGCGGTTGCATTGCTCCCGCAGTTTTACGAAGCTGTCGCGCTCATATTCAGTCATCAGTTTCTTTTTCTTGAACTTTTCAAAGCTGATGCCATTATCAACAGCCTCATTGATAATGTTGATGCAGACATCTAGCCGACGTGAGGTGTTTGCGAATTGATCATAGTCCATTTGAGTTACTTCCGTTTGGTTGTCCCGGTCTGCTGACCGAGCGCGTTGTAGAACGTGGTGCCGGTGGAGTTGGTAACAGCCCGACCCGTTTGCTGGCCGAGTGAATTGTAGAACGTGGTGCCGGTGGATGTGGTCGTGGAACGCCCAACGACTTGTCCGTTGGCATTGCGGTACGTTTCACCCCAAGCCATCGCCTGAGTTGACAAGGTCAGCAGAATTAAAACGATAACGGTTTTCATGATGGTCGTCCTTCTGTTTTTGAATTGGGGTGCGGCGGTCGATGGCCTTGAACGGCACACAACACCTGCCGACCGAAAGGACCGCAGGCCATCTTTCTAAACACCGATTCCGCCGCTAACCGATGATGACTAACCTCTCGGTCGGAGCAGATTAAGCTTTCTTTTGTGGAGACATCCCGTCGAACACCTCATCAGAATAAAGATCAGGTGGTAACGGATGTCTTGCATGATGGCCGCCATCTTCCGGTGTCCCCGGACGGTACGCTTCCGCCTCCAGTGGCATGGCGGTCAATGGCGGCGGTACTGGCGAGACAACGATGCGGTCTGCTACAAGCGTCGCATACCCAGCGATGTCGTGCCAGTGGTCATGGAAGTTTGGATTGCCCGCAAGGATGCGGGCAATTTTGTGCGCGATGATTGCCAAGGCTTCCCGCTGGCAATCATTCAGTCTGTCGTAGTTGTCCTGGCGCTCGATCACGCGCTTGAGTTCCTGCGTGATGCGGGCGTGGACAGTGTAGTCACCATGCGTGGTGCTACGTTGGTTCAGTGTGTCCTTGATCGCCATTTTGTTTTGCCTTCTTGGGTTTCTTTTCCAGAACCGGCTTCAGTTGGCGGTTGAGGACGTGGCCTTCTTTGCCGAACAAGTCTGCGCGGTCATAGCGGACCGTGCTCATTTCTTCACCGCGTCTTAGCACGGTAGCGAGGCCCTCCTCGTCACCGTACTCGAACACGTAGACACGTTCGCGCCCGGTCAATGCTGCCAGTTCGGCGGGAGGGGTTGGATCCCTCCCGCCTTTGCCTGCCAGCTTCATCAACTCGAGCGTGACTACTTTCCCTTGGAGATAAACTCCCCGCCCTTCGCTCGCACGAAGTTCAGCGGCGTCGTGGGCTTCAGGCCGGACAAGGCGCGAAGCGTGCCGTAGGTCTTGCCGTCGCTCTTGGCGCAGAGCTCGAACCGCTTGTACGGACCGGAGCCCTCCTTGAACGGGTTCTTAAAAGATTTATTCACCTTCAGAACCGCGTCGTCGGGGATGCGCTTCCCGCCGTTGCTCTTTGCCGCCTTCGCCTTCACGTTGGTCTTCGCAGTCTTGGTCTTCTTGGCCACAGGGGCCTCCTTTTTGTTTGCTGCTTTTGCAGCGGGTTTCGCGGCGGGTGCCGCCTTCTTGGTCTTCGCCTTCGTAACGGATTTCTTGGGAGCTTCCTCAGCTTCCGCTTCGTTCGCAGCTTCCGTCACGTCTGCGATCTGCTTCTTCGCCGCCTTGGCTTTGGTGACATCCTCAACAAATTCTCCGACGACTGCCTTGGTGACGTCGGTCTGCTCTTCAAGCTTCTTTTCCTGCATAACCTTGCTCCTCATTGATGGCGCTCTCCAAGTGCGCAGTCGCTCGCGCGCCGCATCGAGCAACTGTGTTTCCTCAAAGGTCAGGCGTGGCCTGCGCTCTTCGAGGGATACCCTGTCCAGGAGATCGCTGCGATTCAGCGTGCTCCAGCTTTCAAGCCGTATGCCAGCCATGATCAGTCCTTTTCTAGGCGAAGTACATACCAGCCCTGTTTGAAGATTGGAATTTCCTCAGTCATACGCCAGCCATGCTTGCGCACCCATTGCAAGAACTTGCGCCGGTCGTGCGTTGCAGTGTTGGACTTGAGGATGTAGGCATCACCGAACCTGATGGTCAGTATGATATTCCTTTCGGCGGCCTGCATGAACTGTTCCATGGCGGTCAGCATGGCAGGCTCGTCGATCAGGTCCAGGAACCTGACACTGACAATGGTCTGCACACGAGGCAGTTGATCCTCGAGTATATTGCCGACAGACAATTTCAGATTCTTGGCTCCAGGTTTCTTGCGGGCTTGCGCCAGCATCTCCTCGCTGGAATCTATCCCCCACCCTTTCAATTTCAGCTTGTGATAGAGCGGGATGAACCGACCGGTGCCTACCGGTGCGTCCAGTATGGGGGTTCTTCTTATGGTGCCGCCAAGCATGTCGGCAACGATTGAATTTTCCTGGTGCCATCGCAATTGTTTCTTGCGCTTGGTTTCGTAGTTGGACGCCATCGCACCGATATATTTCTTCGCGGTGCGCTGATGCAGTTTGGTCATTGACATTTGCAGTACCCCTGACACTTGGGACAATCGCATTCCAGGTGCTTCGCCGCGGCGCATTGGTATGCCGCGAAAAATATTTTGCAGAACTTGCACTGGCGCTGGATCAGGCCCTGATCCTCTGCCGCTTCGCGGGCGGCAGAGGCCAAGGTTCCAGGCAAGTCACGCAGTGATGCGTGGCCTCGCGGACGCTTTGTCATAGCGACATGGCCTCCGCGATGTCGGGCCAAACCCTTTTGATATAGGTCGGGTCGCAGGATTTGGACTTGCCCTTGTTGAAGTTCTGCCGGTCGTTGAGCCACCACGTACATTCTTGCATGAAGATATCGTAATGCTCATCCGATTCCATATAGCCTTGCCACAGTGCCACGACGGCACTGTCGAGCGTGATGTCCTCACGCTCGAACAGTCTGGCAACCTCCTCCGGCTCTGGCGTAGCCATGCCGAGATTGGTGCCGCCGATTACTGCAGCCAGCACGATCAGCTTATTTCCTGTGAGTTTGCTCATGCTGACACCGCTTCAAACTGTTGCTTCAGGTATTTCTTGTGCGAACCACAGACCACGCATTTTCCGTGTCCGTAGGCGAAGTTGCCATGTTCGCCCTCACAGAACCCGTTTTCGCAGGTGATGCAGTACCGCGCGGTCTGGCGAAGACGGCGGAACGCCGCCTCGCAGATGCGGCATGGCACCCACTCGCCAGCAAGGATTGCAGTTTTGTCACTCATTTGATTTTCCTTTCCTATATTTCTGAGCTGTCGAAGCACAGATGCGTGGTACGGCCCGATGACATCCAGCGGGCGAAGTCGTCGTAGTACCAGAACATCCAGTAGTGATAGAGGTCGAGGTCAGTCATTTGGTTTCCTTCCAATAAATGTCGATGAGGGAACGCGCGATGGCGATGGCCTGCCGGTCGTCGGCCTGCAGGGCCTCCAGTTCCGCCTGCCCGCCAATGCCCTGTTCGCGGTTGGCACTGGCACCTTCCAGGCGTTCGGCGCACAAGGAAAGCGCCACAAGGGCAGTTTCCAATTCACGCGTCATTGCACGCTGCAGCTTGTCCTGCAGCACATCACCAATCCTAAGCATTGTCGTCTGTCCTTTCCACTGGCAATGCACAGCGCATCGCGTCGATCCAAAGTTTCAGGTCGGCCATGGCCCGGTCAATTTCCGTACGCTTGTACGTCTTGCCGGAGTACGACGTCGCCATCTGCAACGCCCTAGTTATGGTCCAACCACGCGAAGGCTTGATGCCAACCTTGAGGAGCCCCAAGCCGGAGCGCAGGGCAGTGGCCTGAAACAGCATTACCGCATCAGGCCCCGCAAACATTGTCCCACCCTTGCCGTGCGAAATATACGAGTCGTCCATTTTATCTTCTCCTCTGGGCCATAGCCCGGTTCCACTTCTGAGTCAGCTCTTCCAGGTAGTTCATGTCGGCGCGGTAGATGGCTTCGCCACCATCACCGCACTTGTCAGCGTCGGTGGCAGCACCGTATCGGGCGACGTAGCCCTCCAGCGAACTGCCGCAGCTGTCGATCCACAGAATCTGCAGACCCACTTGCTCCTTCCAAAAATTTTCCTTATTGATCCTAGGCATGGTGTTACTGTCTTTCTGTTTTGAGGGTTGAGATTTAGCCTTCAGTCTTGAGCCAGCGACCATCACTTTGGCGCTGGTATTTCTGCGCCAAGCCGAGACCGGTTTTGCCGATCCCGTACTTGGGCCACGAGATGGGCGACATGAACGCCCATGGACCTATGCGGGTCTTGCCATCGTAGAACGTGTCGGTAATAGGCAGACCAAAATCATCGGTCGATGGTGGCTGGCCTATCCAGTATTTTTTCTGTGTCATTGGTCGTCCATCACTTGCGCCATGAACATGGCGGGTTTGAACTTTGGATTGTCCTTAGCAAAAACGCGGCAGAGGATTTCCGCCGCGATTATCCTGTCATGAGGGGCAGCAACTTTGCGCAGCCCCTCTATCATGTGTTCGTAGTGCTTCTGGGTAAACACTGGAACATGGAAGGGGAGGACGGTGTTCATGCTGCTTCCTCCTCCCCCACGTACCGCGCCATCACGCGCTTGACCCAAGCGACCGGATCCTTGGTCATTGCGTCATCGAGATAGATCGGCGGGATGTACATCAGTTCCTGGCCCGAGAACACATTCTTGAGCCGCTCTTCCGCTGTCCGGCAGTGCAAGCCATGGCTGTCGAACGGCCAATGTCCATGCGGCATCTTGAGTTCCGCATGCGCCATTTCGTAGCCGAAGCCGCGTGCCATGGCCGTCGCCGACACATGATACGCTGCACGCGCCAAGTCCAGCGGGGCAGTGTCGATGCGCCACGCAACGGTCGCCGACCATCGCGTGTTGCCAAGGGACGTACCGACCCACAGTTCCACCGGCCGATGCTCGACCAGCAGGCGGGTGAGTGCCAGCAGCACAACGCCGCGAGCCTGCACGTCCGCCGCGCTGATGCCCGCGCTGCTCGTCAGGTCCATGTAGATGGCGAGCGGTGCGGTTTCACGCATCGTACGTTGCCGACGCCGCATGCACTGCGGATGGCCAGCCAAGAACGCAGGCACGTTCGGCACCGCGCCGACCACGTCGTCGACGTTGCGCCAGCCCCGAGACATCGGGACCTGATCTTCGATCTTGGCCAAGTGCGCATCTGACTTGGCGACGAGGGCGTTGTCACCTGTTTCAATGCGCTGCTTGAATTCCTGGTACGTGCCACCGTACCAGCCGCCGCCGACCTTGCGAGCCAGAAGATCCGCGTGCTTCTGTGCCATGGCTGGCAGTTCGCCAGCTTCCAGCAGAAGATAGTCGTCCTTGCCGTACTTGGTGTCGTTGCTAATGCGTCTCATATCAAACTCCCACTTCCACTTGTTTGCGCTGTTCCGGCTTCAGGTTGGCGAGATACGTGAACGTTGCCGCATCGTCTGCGGTGTAGCCAGCTTCGATGAGCGACTGACCGGCCATCGCGGCGCGGGTGTCGATCATCACTTTCAAGCCAGCCGAGCGGGCATTGCCGCGAGCATTGCGGACGCGTGCCAGCCAATCAGCGTTCGTAACGATTGCCTCTTCCAGCACGGGGTCGATGTCCCATGCCAGCTTGATGGGGAAGCGGCTCAAGAACGCCGCGTCCAACTTTGTTGCGCCGGAATAGTTGGCGTCTGCACCAAGTCCCCACGTATTCGCCGTGCAGATAATGATGCAGTCCTTGTGCCGCTTGACTTGCTTGTCCGGGAAAGTGGCCACACCGTTTGCAAGGT